CTGTCGGCGGCCTCACTGCTACATGCCAGCTCCGCGAGCCGATTGATCGTCGTGGCCTACCGGAGGAGCGAATAGATCGCGGACAACGGCAGACCTTCGCGGGTCAGTCGGGCGATGCATTCGTCTCGTTCGCGTTGATAACTCATCTCAACCTTCCGTTCGGCCTGTCGGCCAGTGCGGCGTGTATGCCGTGGGGTTATGCGAGTGGTGTTCGCGTATATTGACGGATCACGGCGGCCACCGATGCGCGCGTGATCATGCGGTTCGTTTCATGTCGGCCGGACCCATCCGCCAGCGCGTAATCGTAGCGTTGTCCTAGTTTCGGGATCCCGTCTTCGATCGTGACGCGAAACACTTCCGGCCATGCGGCCGCAATCTGCTCAACGGTCAAACCCGCCGCAAAACAGGTGGCGGCGGCCTTCCGGTTCATGTACGCATTCGTGAACAGGGGCGATCCCGCGTGCCGTGTCGGTAAGCTCATCTCAAACCATCCTTTCGGCCTAAGGCCAGTGCGACGCCGTGGCGCCGTGGGTTGTTATCCGATCTGTTGCGCCTGTCCGGCCGCGCGTTGATAGTCCGCGTGGAAGATGCCGACGCTGTAGGCCAGGGACTTGATCGCCCATCGGCGCGCGGCGTCCAGATCGCCCGCGTCGCGTTGCGTGACGGCATCGGCGAGACAGAGCCGCGCCGAGGATTCCATCGTGCCCTGGCCGAGGTGCTTCCGTGCCAGGATCAGGACTTGCTCTGTTGTCATGTCGTCCTACTCTCTCCCCCTGTCGGGGTGGTGCGGTCGGACTGTCTATCAGCCGACCGTGCAAGGAGAATACGCCAACAATAAAGTTCGTGTCAAGAGGAAAGGAGCAGGAAAGTGTTAGCCGGAGATGTCCTGTCGCCCGTGTCCGGCAATCGGCGGTAGAATGCCCACAAATATATGCGTGTGGTCTTCGATCTGGAGTTTGTGTTCGCCGGCGGGGAGCGGCTGAGCTTCGAGACCCAGGAGGGACGCGACGCCCAATCCGTCATCGGGGATCAGCTCCGCTTCGTGCTCCACCCCGCGCCACAGCTCCAAGAAGAGATCGTGGTGCATGCCCCGCAGCTGCTGTACAGCCGATTCACCCGCCGAGCACTGGACGATGACTAAGCTCCCCCAGCGGACCCCCGAGAGCTTTCCGCCCGAGGTCCACGCCAGCGTCGCGGAACTCTATGCCCTCGCCCGCCAAGCGACCAGCCGCACCGATCCGATCCTGCGGTGGGCGACGCCTGACGAAATTGCCCTGTCCGAGGCCCTCCGCGCGCCCAACGCCTGCACCGCCACCAGCGCCCGCACGGGCTTGGCCTGTCGGCAACCCCGCATCAAAGGCGGGATGGTCTGCAAACAGCACGGCGGCGCCCTCCGCTCTGTCCGCCGCAAGGCCAATCAACGCCTAGCCGATGCGGTCCTCCCCGTCCTCACCAGCATGCGCGCCGCAGCCCTCCAAACCGAGAACTTGAACGCGGCCGTGAAAGCCGGCGCGGACCTGCTCGACCGTGCCAACGTCGGCGCGCTGGTCCAATCCAAGGTGAGAGCCAGCAAGCGCGACACGCAGACCGGACCCCAAGTCATCGTCAACGTGGGCTTTCTGGGCTGATGTCACAGTCAGATACACACGTCCGCGTGCGTGTCGGGATGTCGATGGAGATTCCACACTGGCAGGCCATTGCGAGAGCCCTTGAATTCGAGGCCCTAAATAACAGCATGACCTCAACGCAGGCACTCCTACTCCAGTCGCTTGCCGAGCAGATCACCGCAGCGATTCAACCAATGCCCAACCCCACCGAATGCGACCGCTCAGCCTCATCGTAGTCATGGAGCCACACCATCGTGTGGTGTCGCGAGTTAGCACCACTAGATGTTGTGGGTGCCAGGCTGTCTGAGCAGGCACTGTGGTTATGCAACCACAGGTAACATAATGTGCATTATGCGACGCCGCACAGTCTGTCTCAACGAGTTAACCTGTGCAAACCCGCGCTAACTGATGGCGAAAGTCAGCCCGTGTTCTCGGTTCCACAGGGCCCGCGTTTCCCGGGCGAACCCATACGCTGTTGGGGGGGCGGTCCACCAGAAGGACGTGTGGCATCGTCCGCACCAGGAGGACGTGGCGAGCGACGCGCACCCGGATGGCGCGTGCGATCCAGCAGGGCCCGGGACGTGCCGTCGACAGTGTTACAGCACCATCGACGGCGTGTGAAACGCGGAACAAGCGAACGGCCAGAGAGTAGCACGGGGTTGCGGGTCAATGCACCCAGGGGAGTCGGCTGGAACTGAGGGGGTTCGTGATGGGAACCCGGTTGGTGGGGCGGTGCGAACGTTCGGAGAGCGTATCACGAACCACAATAGTGTGGGAAGGCCCTTGTAAGTGGTTGATATGATGGTAGTTAGAGAATGTGTAGTGGCAAGAACGCGGGAAAAGATCGTGCCAGGGTGGATACCAGGTATCCAGTTGTTAATGGTTAACATAATCCGGAGATGAGCGGATGGTACCGATCACGCGGTATGTGGAGGCGTATGGGATGGGGAGAGCACCGACGCACGGGCTGCCGTCGCATCGCATCCTGTGGTTTGACCGCACGAAACTAACGGTCGCGGAGGCCGAGCGTCTGAGCGCGGGCGGGCTGGGGGGAGGCGTGGAGGGGGAGCACTGGGGATGGATTGATCGCGGCCATACGTGGACGCCGCGGACCTCGCTCGATAGCCTGCCGCCGCATGTGGAGTGGGTGTGCGCGTGCGGGGAGACGCACTGGACGCACGGGGAGCCGCCGCCCGCATGACGCCCGAGCAGGTAGATCGATTGGTGGGGCTGCTGACGCGGATTGCGGCCCGCGGGTCGTGCGACTTACACAATGGGGACGAGTGTGTGTGGTCGTCGGGGCCCCTGTGTCAAGCGCACGATCAGACGTTGAGCGGGGAGGTCGTCACGGAGGCGCGGCGGTTACTCGTGGAGGTGGTGCAGTCGGCGGCGGGCGCGCATGAGTGAACCGGCCGCCGTCGTCCCGAAAGGCCCGTCCCCGTATGCGTTTACGGTGGGGGGGAAGACGTTCTTTGATCCCCACAGTGGGCCGGGCTGCTGGTGTGGGAAGGCGACCTGCACGGATACCCAGTTGCGGGTGTTGCAGCAGTTGGTCAAGCGGGTCCGGACGGGGGAGGGGCCGCGGCGGTTCTTTCTGCGGGGGAACCGGGGCGGGGGGAAGTCGCTGCTCTTGCGGAAGGGCTTGTGCCACGGGCTGGCGATGGCCATTCCGGGGCTCAAGTACGCGGTCGTGCGGCGGAACATGCCGGACTTGCGGCAGAACCACTTGATCTATCTGGGCGCCGAGATGCGCACGCTGGGCGGGACGTATCACGAAACCCACGCCATTGCCCACTATGCCAATGGGTCGATGGGGTTCTATCGGCAGTGCGAGGAAGAAGCCGACGTCGAGAAGATCGTCGGCGCCGAAGTGGCCGTGTTGTTCATCGACGAAGCGCCGCAGATCAAGTGGCAGTTCCTCCGGACCATTAGTCCGTCGCTGCGCGTGCCCCTCGATGACCAGGGCCGCCAACCGTATTGGACGCTGGAGGTGGATTCGGGCAACCCCATCGGGGAGTCCATCGAAGAGCACGATCGGTATTACCTCGACAAGGATGTGACGCCCGATGAGGACCCCGGGTATGACCCGTCCGAGTGGGCCTGCGTTGATATTCACCTGCAGGACAACCCGAGCCTCGACCCGACCGAGTATCGCAAGCAGTTCTCCGGGCTCCCCGAGCACTACCGCCGGGCGTGGCTGGACGGCGTCCGGATCGACAGCCGGACCCTGTTCCGGGTCCAGCCCCAGCGAGACGGGCACCCCTATCACTACATCCAGGAGCTGCCCACGGTCAGCGACGTGCCGCTGCTGCGGGTGCCCTGGATCCAGGTGTACCGGGCGTTCGACATGGGATTTTTCCCCGATCCCGCGGTCTGCCTCTGGCTGGCCGTCGTCGGCCGGCGGATCTTCGCCATCAGGGAAGGGACGTGGTTCCAGACCATCGCCCGGGATCTGGCCGCCCGCCTGATCGACGAAACCCGCGAGCTGGTCGGCGACACGCCCGTGCTGATGACCTACGTCGATCCCCAAATCGCCCTGAAACAAGGCGTCGTCACCATCATGGACGAACTCGAAATGCACGGCGTCCCGTGCGAGCCGAGTATCAACGACCGCGTCCTCTATGCCGATGCGATTCATGGCCTGCTCGGGGAGGAGATCGAGCCCGGCGTGCCCCGGTTCCAGATCTATGAGCCCGGCTGCCCCATGCTCGCGAAATATCTCCCGAAAATGCGGTGGGATGAGAAAAATCCCCGCAAGATGGCGGATCACAAGTTCGACCATTGG